AGCAAAATATGAAATAGGGTCAGTGTGTTTTGTTTCATGCCATTTAGCAGAAACTTCAGCGTGTGACATAAGGTTGTCCTTTGTTACAGTGGTTACGCCTATCTGCTCAATGAAAATATCTGCAAACAGATTAACGGCTGTATCCCACACTTCTTTAAATTTTGCCTCATCATGCTCTTTTGGTCGACACAGTTCAACACCTATCATACTTAGGTTTGCAGTTCTGCCTGCGTGCCACGAAACCTCATTGTAAGGTATAAGCTGAATTGCTTCGTTCCAATCTACCACAGCTTGAACTGATGAACCTCTATTTTTAGCATTCCAATAATCAAAGTGATTTTGTGCCGTTCCTCCTGGGTTGCCTGTTTCATGCACAACAACGCCCTTTGGTTTAAGCCTTGTTCCTGGTCTATTGTTTTTTATTAACATTTGTTTATACATAATACACCCCTCATCTCTCTGTTGGTAGTTCTTTTAATTTTTCTATTAAATCTGCAATAACGCCATTCCCACTTAGTGCCTTATACTGCTCATAAAGCTCTTCAATATTCTCACGTTCATAAATTGGCAGGTATCCACGCACCATATATACGTTATAAACTTGAATAATCTGTGCTCTAAGGAGTGCCTGAACACCCCTTTGTATTGCAACGCCATTTTTATGCATCTTTATATAACATTTCCACAGCCAGAAAATTGCAGAGCTAATTATTCCAAATCCAGCCTCAATCCAATACTTAAGTATAAATTCTCTCATGTTGTTCTCCTCGCTACTTCGATATTTTTACATATTGTTCAATTTTACTATCAATCCATAGATCAACCTCACCGCTGCTAAGTTCTTCCTTTAGAACCTCAATAGCTTTAAGTCCCATAATTGATAATGCCTTTTGCTTAGCAATCGTAAATGCTTTTTGTTGCTCGTCGACAGTAAAAGCTTTTTCCTTTTTGAATGAATCGACGTAAACTTGGCTTACAGCTATAACAGCAGTTTTAATTGCATCTTCTGCAACACCAAGATATTTTTTAAGCCTTTCGTTTTTGATATCCTCTGTAAGCTGTTTGGTTTTAAGTTCAATAAAGCTGATGAAATATTTTGCAATTACTATAATCAGCGGAACAATCACCGCTGTGGAAAGCAGGTTAATATTTTCTTGCGTTAATAAATTATTCATAACAATTCCTCTTTTCTTAAATTTAATATAGTAGTATTGGGTCAAACTTCATAGAACCAAAACCGCCCCTTGGATACCAAGTATCAAGCAGCCAAGCACTGACCGTTGTGGGGTTTACAGCATTTGCAGGAATTAAAAATTCAGCAGAAGTTGCCCTTGTGTCTAACAAATTGTACCACCTATCACCAATCTTATAGTAAATGGTGTTACCACCTTCGATTATTGAATTTATAACATTATCTGCTATATAAAAAGATGATTCCAACTGATAAGCATCAACTCCAACCCTAACGCTGTTATTTTCCACACTGTTAATGTTAATTGGGAAGTCAGGTATAGTTAACGTTTTTTGGAGTGAAACCGTTAAATCCTCTCCACCAATTTTAAAATCAAGTGTTGTACCTCTTAGCGCCGTTGGTAGAGTAAATCTAAACAAAAACGTACCATTTGTAGTAGTGGCTTGTTGGTCTATAAAAACAATGGTGCTACTACTGATTCCAACATTACTTTTTGAAACTAATAACGTTATTTGCTTACCTGCACCACTTGATAGGTTTCCAGTTATATCTATCCTTCCACCCTCATACAAGTTAACATTATAATTAACGGAAGATGATGAAACAAAAATTGGTGTAGCCAGTAAAAAGCAAAAAAGCAGTGCCAGGCACATGCTTTTAATTATAATTTTATTCACTTATAACACCGTCCTTAACAGCAATAGTGAGCTTTCCATCTTTAAGCTTTCCAACCGCTATAACTTCTTGTAGCTTAAATATCCTTAGTTCAATAAGTTCAGGAACTGTAAAAATCAGTGGCGGTGCAAGTATTCTACCGTTTGGCAATAGCTGTTTGTCTACATATTGACCGTTTAAATAAAGCTCATATAAATCTGCATTTAAGCTTTTGGGAATATCAATACTAAGCTCTGATTTATTTCTATCAACCTTTTTAATAGCGTATGTACCCTCAACAATTATGTTTCCGCTAATTCCGAATAGTTCAAGAGTTGTCAGCGGTGCTTGTGTTGGTGTGACTTTAACCTCAACAGCTGGTGCTTTTGTTGGCTTTGGTGTTGCTTTGGGGGTTTTGCTAGGTAGCGGTTTTGGTGTTGCACTGGGAACAGGTGTCTGCTCTATAATTGCCGCTTGCTCAATTGGTGGCACAACATTTGGCATAGTTTTCTTTGGCACTAAAACACTACCGCCAATTGCAAGAGACACTGCAACTAAAGCAGCTGTTGCAGTTGCCACAACTTTTTTCTTTTTACTAAGTTTAGCCATTAAATACCCTCCTAATTTTTGACCATCAATGCACCAAGCTCAAAAAATACATTGCTCTGTGTTTTAACAAGCTTTGTAATAACTGTTGGCTGCGTAGACGGTTGTGTATAATTTCGTTCATCGTAAAATGCAATACTAACCCTGCTTGATTCAAAAGTAATTGGCACTGTGGTAAATGCCTCTGTTATACTAAGTTTTCCGCTAATATCTTGGCTATCAATAATAACCGCATACCTTGATAGTGCTTTTGATGGGGCTAAAGGTTGCACCTTAAATTCTGCACTAACACCGCTTATGAGGTCAGTAACCGAATAAGTAGCAATTAAGTCGTTTAATAAACTAAAGTCAAATTGACCTGTTGCTCCTGTTTCTCCAACATTACCCTTTTCGCCTTGAACACCTTGCTCACCAACATCACCTCGTTCACCTGTGTCACCCTTTTCGCCTTTATCACCATCAAAATAATCAATACCTTTTATAGGTGTATAACCGTCGTTACCCTTATCTCCTCGGTAATAGTCATTTGCCACTTTTTGCTCTAAGTCCTCGCTTATTATGGTAGCTCGGTCTATTGCAATATTTGTTTTTTCTTCTAAATCGACTGGTATTTTTTCAACCTGTTCACTAAGGTCAGCAACCGTCCTTGCTAATTCATTTAAATCCTCTTGCGTTGCAAGTTCAATATCTCCGACCGACATACCCATACATATTCACCCCCTAATTTTCCTTAATAACCTGCAAAATACTATCAGCAGGTGTTGTATTATTGTAATATTGAAATAAAAGTATATAATAAACGCTCCCTTGCGAGAGCGTGAATGTTTTGCTATCGAAGTAGTCAGTATTTAGCTGATTAAAGCTACTGTCATACAGCCAACCATCGTGGTCACCTGTTGCTTGTTTTATTTTAAAAGTGTAATTTCCTGCAACTGTTGGAGTAAATTCAAAAACTGCAAAATCCTCTTTGTTTGTTGTTTGAAGCCTGCCAGATGGAACAGCAGTAATTTCGGTCAACGTACCACCCACGTTTGCAAATATACGTTTTGCTTTTACGATATTTCCATCAACATTAACAGATACCTCGTTCAATGCAGTTGGAGTTACCCCATAATAGTTTGCGAGCATACCCTTGAAATAGCCATTTGCCGACAAGTCCAATGTATTCAAATTAGTAACAAGCTTCATGTTTTCAAGACTCATTGAAGTAAACCACTGTGTATATCCGCTTGGAAGGTAGCTTGGAACAGCAACAACCTTTGTTATTGTTCTCGCCGTAAACGAAACATCTATGTAAACCTGCGTTGCCTCTTGCACAAAAACTGTTCCTACATTCTCCCAACCATAATTCTGTCGATACGCATATATGTACCAATTGCGATCAGTTACATATCTTGTGTAGGCAGGGTCTTTTGTAATAAGCAGCCCAACTCTTAGTCCAACGCACCTTGGAATAGGGTTATTAAATATATATGGCCATACATTGCAGCTATTTATACTCTCCTGCGTGCTTGATATCTGGTAACCATATTTTTGAATAGTAGTGTAATCAAAATACGGATATTTCATTATAAAATCTATATTTCTGCCCATAATTCACCGCCTAAAAAATTTTCAATAGTACATCGCCGCTTTGAGTTACAGGTGGAGTATCCCCCGATGTCCAAAATACAATGTTTCTAATCTGCCTTGTTGTATAAGCAGTATTGCTTTGTGCGGTTACCTTTGCCGCCAAAGTGCTGTCGGCATTTGACCTCACAAAATTACTATCCACATAATCCTTGTTTGCAATATCAGCACCAATAGCAGGATTTGCAACCTGAGCTCTGCCACTTGCATCTCTTATAATCAATCTGCTTGCAGTATTAGCACTTACGGCATTATCAAGCTTTTGTTTGTCGCTTGAACTCATAAAACCATTAGCTGAAGTTGTTGCATTTGCGTGAGTGCCACTGTTAATATGAGAAAAGCAATTTTCAAGAGTGGTAGCAGGTGTTTCCCAC